TTTTTTGAAAAAATGTAAAATATACTTGACAACAGGTAAATTAGTATGGTAACATATGTACAGTAAATAGAACGGAGGTGCAAAATGAAAACTAAAATTAAACATTATAGAGACCTTAAAGGATGGTCACAAGAAGAATTAGCAAGACAGTCAGAAGTATCTAGAACAACTATTTCGGGACTTGAAAATGAAACTATAAAGGTAACAACTAATACTACTATGGATAAAATTGCAAATGCGTTGGGAGTTAGTACGATAGAACTTTTTTATACATAAAATGTACAGTAAATAGAACAAAAGGAGGGAATAAAGATGCTTAAAAAACTATATACAATTTATGCAATACAGTGCGTAGATAATAAAAAAATTTATATTGGTGCTACAATACAAAATTTAAAAAGTAGACTGCAAACACATTTATCATTATTAAGACATAAAAAGCATAGCAATAAATTATTACAAGAGGATTTTAATAAATATGGCGAAAGCCAATTCAAATTTTATGAATTAGAAACAGAAGTACCTTATATAAATAAAGACAGAGAAAAATTCTACATGGATAAATACAAAACTTATATGATAGAGAATGGATACAATAAATTAGATAAATATTATACCAAAATAAATGACTTAAATATTATAAAAGGACAACCAAAAATATAAAAAATTATTAGTAAGTACTTGACAACTTTTGAAATTAGTATTAAAATGATTTCATAGTGAAAGGAGGCAATATGAAAAAAGTACCATTAACAATAAGACTACCAATGCAATTAAAAAAAGAGTTAGAGCAAATGTCAGAAAAGAAAGGGCTTACTCTAAATGCAATTGTAGTAGAAGCATTATGGAATTTAAAAAAATAAAATGCGACACAGTACAAGATGAAAGGAAGTGATTATATGTGAATTTTGAAAAAGCATATAAAATTTTAATTCAGATATTTTCAGAACAAGAAGAAGTAGAGATTGAAACAATAATAAAAAATAAGGAGGACAAAACAAATGAAAAAGTACAAAAGATATAACACAATAGTACAAGCTATTGCATTTGAAATGTGTTATGTAGGCTTGTTTATATATGCATTTATAAAATAAAGAAAGGAGGAATATATATGTGGTATTTCATAATGATAATGTGTATTGTAGCATCATTCTTAATCTGTTTGATACTTAGACAAATGATAAAGTATGAAGAATTAAAAGAAGAAAACAGCTATACGAACTATGAAATAGAAAGCATTATTAAAGAAATAGATAGAAAATTACAAGAAACAAAAACATTACAAGAAAACAACTTTATTAGAGTCTTAAAAAAGAATACTGAATTACAGAATTTCAAATCAGATGTAGAGTATTACATAAATAATTATTCAATAGTAGATGCACATGACAAAATAAAAGAGTTGTTATCTCGGCAAAGATAACAACCAAAATAGTAAATAATCTAAATAAATTATAGCAAAAAGAAAACAAAAAAAGCAAGAGGGAGGAACAAAAGATATGAGCTTTGTAAGTAAATTAGTCGAAGATTTAAGAAAAGAATATAAAGAAAAACAGGAATCAAAGACAAGTATTGAGCTTATGTATATAACAAGAGCGATTAGGAAAGGAAATAAAGGCAATGAAAAGTTTTCAATATAAAAATATGATTACTGGAGAAATTGTGATAGATGAGGAAGCGGAGGAATATGTAAAAGAAAACCTAGGAATACCAGGCCTAATTCCTAAGGGAAAATTCGGAACATTATCGCAAGAGCAAACAGAGTTTATAAGCGAGTTTACAGAATGGTATTTTAGCGGAAAATGGATAAAAGAAGAAGTTAAGAATGAATTAGATGGATAGGAGGGATAATCAAATGGCATTAGCTAGTTATGATGAGTTAAGAAAAGTAGATGTAAGCCAATGGGTAGAAAAAAGAGATAATGCAGATTACTTAAACTGGGCGAAAGTAGTGGAACTATTACACGAAAACGGAGCAACAACAGTATATTTTGAACCAGTTGTCAACGAATATACAGGAAGCAGCTTATTTATGACAGAGCAAACATTTACAGATAAAAATGGAATAACAAACAGAGTTTATGAGACAGCAGTAAGAATTGTTATAGATGATTTAGTATTTATACAAAGAGGGCCTGTAACCAATGGAAGTAATCCAGTAAAAGATAATTCTATGACTCAACAAAGACTTTGGAATTGTCAAACAAGGCTATTTGTAAAAGGTGTAGCAATAAGGACAGGCCTAGGTTTCAATCTCTGGTTAAAGAATGAAGGAGATGACGAAAAAAATAATTGGGAAGATGATTTATCAAAACATAATCTTTTCAAAATTTCTGAAAGATTACAGCAATTAGTTACAGCAAAAATTAAGCAAGGAATATCATTAGAAAAAATTGCAAGTAATCTAGGTATAAGTGAAGAAGAATTAAAGAACTATTTCACATATTTCAAAATATTAGACCGATTAGAAAAGAGAATAGGAGAAATGAAGGAATGATATCTTCACAGGATAGAAGTTACTATATAGGTGCAAGTGATACAAGCATGGTGGTAGGTAACTGGAATACAAAAACATTTGAAAATTGGTGGCTTGAGAAATTAGGGATAAGAAAGAATGACTTAAAAAATGAAGCTATGCAGACAGGAACAAATTATGAACATAAAATTTTATTAGCTTTAAATATTCCAGAGTTAGAACTGGACAAGCAGATAATAATTGATAGATTAAGAGTTAACTTAGATGGAAATACAAAAGACTGCATCTATGAAATAAAAACGTACAATATAGACAAACAATTTAAAGTGTCAAAACAATACTGGAGACAAGCACAAGTTGAAATGTATGCATATAACACAAGAAATTTATACATAGTAGCTTATGCTTTACAGGAAAACGATTATAAGAACTTTTTTAATGAAATAGATATAGATAGAGTGAAATTTCATAAAGTTGAATATGATGAAGAATTTATTAACAACGAGTATCTGCCTAAATTACAAATATTAACAAAGTGTTTGAAAGAGGGTGTTTATCCATGCAAAATACAGCAATTATAAGCGATATTGGCATTGATTATAAAACAGGAAAAGCTAAAATAACATTTTTATTTGACAACAGAGATGTATTAGAAGAAGCAGAAAAATTACAAGGAAATAAGTTGATTATAGATATAAAAAAATGGTTTAAGAAACGCTCTAAAAATGCAAATGCTTATTTATGGGCACTAATTGAGAAACTATCTGAAAAACTTAATATAAGTCGAAAAGAAACATATAGAAAACATATTTATGAAGCTGGTACATATCAAGAATTATCTATGGAAGAAGAAGCAATGGAAAGATTTCAAAAGATATGGGAAGAAAAAGGGATAGGATGGTTTAGCGAAAAAACAGTTAATGAATATGGAGAAATAGTGCTGAGAGTATATTTTGGAAGTTCTACATACGATACAAAAGAAATGACTAGACTTTTAGATAGTGTAATTCAAGATTGTCAAAGCCAGAATATAGAAACAAAGACAGAAGCTGAGATAGGAAATATGTTAGAAAGTTGGGGGAAATGAGCAAATCAATAATACAAACAAATAAAGCAAACTGTTTTATATGTGGTGGACGAGCATCAGAAGAACATCATTGTATATATGGAACAGCAAATAGAAAACTGAGTGAAAAATATGGACTTAAAGTATATTTATGCACAGATTGTCATAGAACAGGCAGATACGCAGTACATAGATGTCATGAAGTAGATTTGAAGTTAAAGAAAATAGCACAAAAGAAGTTTGAAAAAGGATATCCGAAGTTAAGCTTTATAGAGATATTTCGGAAGAAATTATTTATAGCAACACAAGTTTTATGTGCAGACTGACGAAAAACGAAAAGTCGAAGAAGAGCTATAGGCAGCCACTCATGAGTGATAGCCACTTGGTTGCGAATTAAAAATAAATGTGGTGGCGGAATAGACAATATACGTTTAGTATGTATCTTGGTAAAACTAAACGGCGAATATAAGGTAGCCCGTAAGGACTATTATTCTCGAGATTATATTTGCTGAATGGTAATAGTAGACGCGAGTAGACACAAGATTTAGCATTATTACAAAGTAATGTAAGTTCGGTCATGTTAGGTGCAAATCCTAACCCACATGCCTCAAACGAGGTTATATATCTTAGGCTTTAGTAGTTGAGCCTTATCAACTACTAATATATATAAAGGAAATAAAAAAATGAATGAAGAAGATAAAATTTTTAAAGGAGCTATTTTTCTAAGCTCTGAATATAATAACCTTGAATTAAAGGTAGTTGGTTCTCCAATTGCAATATCTGGTATGATGCTTAAATTATTCAAAGATATAATAGAAAAAACACTATTAGAAAAATCAGATATAGAGATGATACTGAAAATAGCGACTGGTGAAATAGATAAAAATTCAAAAGAATATAACGAACATTTAGATAGATTAACATTGATGACTTTAAAAGAGAAAAGATAAATTTTTTCTTAAATTTACGAAAGGAGAAAGCAGATGGAGAACTTTATAAAGATAACTGAAGATATTTATTATGACATAGACAGAGAGAAAGAAATAGAAGATTATTTGGTTAATAAGGTATCATTACATTTATTAGCATTAAGTAGTGATGCAAAGATGAAATTAGAAGAGAGTTTAATTGATTGCGAAAGTCCTATTGAACAGTTGCTGTCATTAGCATTAGAAGAATTGAATCTAAAGCATATTTATAAGTTTAATCCATTTATAGATGTAGTAGAAATAGAAAAACAAAAAGAGATTGAATGTGAAAATAATAAATATAGAGTAGATTTTTTTATACCAGTAATTTATAAAAATCAAGAAAATAAATTTTTCGTAGTTGAATGTGATGGACATGAATTTCATCAAAAAACAAAAGAACAAGTAGAAAAAGACAATAATAGAATGAGAAATTTACAAAAAGCAGGATATGAGGTTATTAGATTTAGTGGAACAGAAATATGGCATAGACCTTATAAATGTGCAAATGAAGTTTTAAATATTATTTTATCAAAATGTAACTATGTAAAGGAGGAAAAATAATGTGGCGAGAAAAAGAATGATTGACCCTTCTATATGGATAAATGAAGATTTTGGCACATTATCAATTTTAGGTAAGTTGATTTTTATAGGCTTATTTTCAAATGCCGATGATGAAGGCAGAGGGAAAGCAAGTCCAGCGTATATTAAGGCTGTCCTTTTCCCTTACAATGATGATTTAAGAATTGCCGATGTCGAAAAGACCTTAGAAGAACTAAGCTCTAAGATGTCCGTAATCTTTTACTCTTGTGACGGAAATATGTATTACACCCTTACCAGTTGGAATACTTTTCAAAAGATAGACAAGCCTACTGAAAGCAAGATACCAGATTATGATGATACAAATCTAAATATTCATAGACTATTCGCCGAGGGTTCGCCGAGTATTCGACAACCAGTCGCACTTAATAGAAAAGAAAAGAATAAGAAAAGAATAAGAATAAAACATGAAAAGAAGAGAAGGGAATATATAGTCAAAATTTACAACCGATATTGCACAAAACTATCTCAGGTTCAAAAAATTACTGAAAAAAGAAAAAGTACAATAGATAAGTTCTTAAAAGAATTTAATTTAAAACAATTTAGGGACATATGTAAAAGTGCAAATTCTAGTGATTTTTTAACAGGGGACAATGAGAGAAAATGGAAAGCAGATTTTGACTTCCTTATGAGAACGGACAAAGCAACTAGTGTACTTGAAGAAAAATACAATAATTCTAAAGGTGGTATGAATGATTTTAAAGAACTATGGGAGGAAGCAAAAAATGAACAGAGTAGAAACAATACAAGTAATAACATTACTAGCTGGTAATTATGACAGCATATCTAAAAAAGATAAAGCTCAAAAGGATCTAATGATAACAACATGGCAGGAATGCTTAGGAGATTTAGATTACAAATTGATATTACAGGCAGTAAAAAAGGCAATTATAGAAAGTTCATATCCTCCAACAATTCATGAAGTGAGAAAGAATGCAGTAGAAATGATAAATCCAATTAAGCAGAGGACAGGCATAGAAGCATGGAATGAAGCACATTCAATGATATGTAAAGGGTTATATATGACAGAAGAAGAGTTTAATAGGGCAAGTGATGAAGTAAAGCATTTCTTTGGAAGTGTAAGGCAAGTAGCAGAACTTGCAAGAGCAGATATGGATACAGTTAACACAGTTGTTAAGGGACAGTTTTTAAAACAGTATGAAGTAATAGTTCAAAGGGATAGAGAACAAAGAATGCTACCAGTTCAAATGCAAGATTTTGTAAGAACATTAACTGAAAAAATTAGTGTAAAACAAATAGGAGAATAGAATGAGTATAGAAAAAGAAGAATTATTAACAAACGGTTTAGAAATTTGTGAAAATTGCGAGTGGGCAGTAGAAGGAATAAACAATAGATTTTTAAAATGTTTGTTAAGTGGAGAAGATAAAGGATTAGTACAAAGATGTGAGAAGTTTAAAACAAAGACAGGTAGTCATATACCAAGTTTATATTAGGAGGATAGAGATGTTAAAAATAAAAGATAATGTAGATTTAAAAGAATTAGAGAAGTTTGGTTTTAAACCAAAATACAATGAAGACACGGGGAAAATTAAAAGTTATTCATATGAAAATAAAAGAATTGAAGTAAGTGATAGACAAATACCATTTTGGAAAGATTATAACGAATATCATGAGATAAATAGAACATATTACGATAGCGATATTGTAGAAGTTCTATATGATTTAATTCAAGCTGGATTAGTAGAAAAAGTGGAGGAATAGTTATGATAATAGTAGAACAAGATAATACATATTTTGTAAATTATAATAATGTGATTTGTATTACAGTAGCAGTAGATGAGGAAGAAACTGAATATGCAATAGTAGCTAAAATGGTTAAAGATAATGAAATAGTCTTAGGAATATATAATACGGAAGAAAGAGCAAAAGAAGTATTACAAGAAATAGTAAAATGCTATAAAGATACGAATTATGAATATGAAAATTGTTGGTGTTTAAGAAATTTAGTTTATGAAATGCCAGAAGAATAGGAGAGAATTATGAAAGTATCAGAAGCAATTATAATTCAAAAAGAATTTATAGCAAACAAATATCATATTTTTAGATTTTCTAATAGACAATTAAAAGAAAGTATGAAAGTTCTAACAAAAGCATATGACCAATTATGGGACTTTTTAGAAGAAAATCATTCAGATATTTTAGATGAATATATAATGAGCTTGGAGGAATAGTTATGAGTAAATTTTCAAAAGAATATTTAGATAGACTAAGAAAAGAAATAGAAATAAACAAAAAGAATGTAATAGAAGAGATAACAAAAGAAAATATGATACCTGCAATGTGGAGTATTAGCAGATTGATAGATTTAAAAGCACAAGAGATGGTATTGTCAGAGGCACATAATGAGTAAATATCCTCCCTTATATGGAATATGCAAAACAGCCTTAGAAAAGAACTTATGTAATGGCTGTAATAAATTGGAAATGAGCAGTTTCACAGGACAAGCTAAATGTGAGCTAATAGAGAGAAAACAAGAGAAATATGGAGTACAGGAGAAAATTAAATTATGAATAAATATGGAAACAAGAAAGTAACAGTAGATGGATATGTGTTCGATAGTGCATTAGAAGCTAAGAGATATAGACAATTAGTGTTATTAGAATGTGCAGGAGAGATTAAAGATTTAAAATTACAAGTACCATTTAAGTTGCAAGAAGCATTTAAGAAAAAATGGAGAACATTTTAGAGCAATTACATATGTAGCAGACTTTGTTTATTATGACAATAGGTTAAAACATACAGTTGTAGAAGATACAAAAGGGATTAAGACAGAGGTTTTTAAGATGAAACAGAAGATGTTTGAATTAAAATATCCTGATTTAACAATTAAAATAGTGACTAAGGAGGAAATATAGATGTCAGAAGAAGAGAAAGAAGCAGTAGATACACTAGCAATAAGAGCCTCAACAAGTAAGGCAGGCTATGAAGATTATCCAAATTGTGTGTGTATGAAAAAACATTTGATAGTAGTATTAAATCTAATGCAAAAACAACAAAAAGAGATAGAAAAGAATAAAGAAGACATACAAAGAATGCAAGAATTACTAGACTTATCTAATGCAAACAATGTAAAGAAAGACAATATAATCAACGAAATGGCAAACAAGTATGATAATTTAGTAGAGAAGATAGAAGAAAAGTCAGAAGAAATAGGCAAAGAGCTGGAACAAATGAAAGTAGACAATGTGTATGGCAGATATAAGGGATATGGTGGAAAAACAAAGTGGGAAAGATTATTCGCAGAAAAATACGGAATGCATGATATTTTGCAAGAATTAAAAAGACGAGCAGTAAACTACTCGCCAAAAGGTTGCTGATGTACCTTAGATTAAAAATTAACCTTTATTACAAGGTACAGATAAACTTAAAACCGCTTTTAATACTATTTTTAAAATCGTTTTTATAATTCATCACCTACCTTTCAAATAAGTCTATTACAAAAAAATATACCTGTAAAGAGTAAGACAAAAAAAGTATTTATAAAAAATAAAGGAGGGGAACAAAAGAAATGATAATACCAACATATAATGGAAGAAAAATGAAATTAGTAAAAGCATATCCATCCCATGTATTGTTTGAAGATGAGAAAACAGGAATAAGGGAATCATTTACTAATCATGAACTTGGAATACATACAGAACAGATACAAGAGGAAGAGTTAAAAAAGTGCAGGAGAGAAGTCAGATACATAAAAGCAGCAGTTTAATAAGAGGAGGAATAAATGGAAATAATAGAACATGGTAGTACTTACAAAGAAAAAATATGTAAAAAATGTGGTTGCAAATATCATTATACAAGTAATGATATAAAAACAAATGTACATAGTGAGGACTATTATAAATATGTTGAATGTCCTGAATGTGGAGGAATATTCAAATTAGACTATTTTGACTATTAATGTTGTAGATATAAATAAGGAGGATACAAATGACTAGACAAGACCTTAAAGAATATAAATATACAGAAGAGTGGATAAAAGACAGACGAGAATATTTAAAAGAGAGAAAAGCAACTTTAGAAAATATATCTGCAATAATATCAGATATGCCGAAGCGGAAGCAGACAAGCACCAGATGGCTTTGCAGAGAAGTTAGCACAATTATTAGATGATAATGATGATATGATAGACAAAATATATTGTCAATGCAAAAAACAAAAGGCAATATTAGAACAAATAGATAGAGTAGAACAGCCTTATAGATTGATATTAGACAAAGTATACATACAGGGAAAATCATTAGTAGAAGTTGCTAGTGATTTAAAATATAGCTATGAGTACATGAAACATATGAATGGAATTGCTTTATTAAAATTTGAAAAAGTGAGGGTTTAGGAATGAAAGATTTAAAAATATTCACAGATAATGTAGAGCAAGAAGCGGTAGAGCAAATTGATTTATTGCTACAACAAGAACCTTTTAAGAATTGCAAAGTTAGAATAATGCCAGATGTACACGCAGGAAAAGGCTGTGTAATTGGTTTTACAGCAGACTTAGGTAACAAAGTAATACCTAATATAGTAGGGGTAGATATAGGATGTGGAATGCTTTGTGTTGAGTTAGGTAATATAGAATTAGATTTAGAGAAATTAGACAAAGTAATAAACGAAAATGTACCAGCAGGAAGAAACATTAGAGGACATAAATTGTTAAATTTTGAACCTATAAATGAATTATATTGTTTAAGAGAATTAAAAGATATAAAGAAATTTAATAGAGCAATAGGAACATTAGGAGGTGGAAATCACTTTATAGAAATTGATAGAGATGATAAAGACAATAAATATTTAGTAATTCATACAGGTAGTAGAAACTTAGGAAAACAAGTAGCAGACTATTATCAAAATCTAGCAATAGAACTATGTTCTGGAAAAGAAGAAATGTATCAGAAGAAAGAGGAAATAATCAAAACATATAAGGAACAAGAAAGAAAAGAAGAAATACAAAAAGCATTAAAAGAATTAGAAAAAGAATATAAGGATAATAAACCTAATTTACCAAACGAATTATGCTATTTAGAAGGAAAATATAGAGAAATGTATTTACATGATATGAAGATATGCCAAGAATATGCTAGTTTAAATAGACAAAATATAGCAAAAGAAATTTTGGAAAATTACTTTGATATTGATGGAAGTAAAGTGATGATACTTGAATTAGGAAAAGCAAGTATTACTTGCTATGTAGAAAATATAAATTTTGATGCTTTTGAAACAATACACAATTATATATGGTTTGAAGACAATATAGTTCGTAAAGGTGCTATATCAGCTAAAACAGGAGAGAAAGTTTTGATTCCTATAAATATGAGAGATGGAAGTATAATAGCAGTTGGAAAAGGAAATCAGGACTGGAATTGTTCAGCTCCTCATGGTGCTGGTAGAATAATGTCAAGGTATAAGGCAAAAGAAACATTTAAACTAGAAGAATTTAAGGAAAGTATGAAAAATGTTTATACAACAAGTGTAGTAGAAGAAACAATAGACGAAGCACCTTTTGTATATAAGCCAATGCAAGAAATAATAGATAATATACAAGACACAGTAGAAATACAAAAAATAATAAAGCCTATATATAATTTCAAGGCTAAAAATTAAAAGATAACACTAAATCTTACTGAATAACACTATTGACATGTGATATTATATATAATGAAATAATAATTAAGAAAAAGCGACAACTTTGAATAAATTATTAAATAAAAAAATGGAGCTTACATTTTATGATAAGCTCTATTATTATGCAAATCAACATACTAGGTAATTGATATAGATGATCTTAAGTATTAGACACTCCTTTCACAAATGGCAGAAGAACATGAACCTTCCTAGTGGGTTCTTTTTTAATATGAGGTAAATATATGCAGTGTTTAGAAACAAACAAAATATGTAGTGAATACAACAAAAAATGCAAAGTATGTGCATTAGATAATGGAAGGAATACATACAGTATGACAGATTATGAAGAATATATAAGGAAAAAGAGAGCAAGGGAAATATTTGAAAATGCGATTCCAGAAGAATGTAGGAAATGTACATTATTGGAGAGAGATTTTGAGCACAGGAAAGTAAAGTGTTTATACAGAAGCAAAGATATATGCATTTTAAACAAATAAAGACTAACTTTTCGTTAGTCTGAGAAATTTAATACTTTTCTAAAGAATATTCAACATAGTTAAGAACAGGTTGTACATTATCACTGTCAGCTTTAACATAAAATAATATTTCACCTGCTGGAGTTTCATACACACTAATGTGTACATCTCCAATATTCTTTCCTACTATAGGCATATAAATCCCTCCTTTGTCTTTAGCGTAACATACAAAATTATAACATAGAAATATGATGAATTTTGTAATAGTGAAAAAAGTAAAAAAATGGAGGTAAATATGGAATTTGAGTGTAATAAATCAAAATGGTATATAGAAGAAGTAGAAAAAGACAAAATGACATGTGAAAGTAGTGAATGGACACAAGGATTAACTATATATTTAGAACAAAAGATATTATTATTAAAAGGACAACCTAATTTAGAAAGAACATTAAAACATGAACTTATGCATGTATGGCTATATGAATATGGTCATAACCAACATGAAGAAAATAAAAAATATACTAATGAAGATATATGTGAAATAGTAGCTTGTAGTAATGATTTTATAAATGAGGTAGTAGAGCAATATATTAAAAACAAATATTATATAGAACATAATGCATTGGACGGATTAAGCGAAGAAGAAAAGGATAATATTTTAAGAAGGATAAAAGAAACACCAGCAATAGTAAAGCAGGAGTAAAGCATA